TGTTTGCTGTTGACAGGGTTGTAATAGTGGTCAGGTCTCTCTCCTGTATTACTACACCTGGCGATGATTGATTGGCTGCCATGATTGTAAAACTCCTAGTATGCTGTCAGCTTTTGTCTGTGATTATTTATATTTTTGAATACTCACCTGAAGTCTAGCATGTGCTGTACATCTCCGTATTCCGCGATTTCCCAACGTTCTCCTTGAGCATCAACAAAGGACTCTTCTTCTTGTCCATCACTAATGAATCCGAACGGTGCCATATCTTGTTCTATAGAGTCTCTTTGATCCGCATATATTCTTGCTCGAACATCATTATCATGCATCTCCTTAAAGTAATCTTGCATAGCCATCCATGCAAACATAACCAAGCACATAGCAAGGTCATCATGACATCCATCTTCTGCTTGGAAACTATTACCCTTTTGAATAAAGGTTGTCAATTCTGCAATAGTATCATAATCAGATATGTGTAATTTATCCTCTTCTATTAATGCTTTGAGATTAGAACATCCAACTTGCTTTGTGGCAGTTGACATCTTAACTCCTAACTGAGTTTTCTTACCTGAGAATCCCTGTCCTAATTGTTGACCTGCTCTTCCTCTCATAGCAGCCATCAATAGGTTTTCATACTCCAAATCAAATTGAATTATATCTGCAACCTGACCTCCTATATCATTTACTTCACATAAAATATATGCATTATTATAATTCTTAGCAACATCTACTATGATATTGGGAAATATAATAGGTTTAATTTCATTGTTTTTATATCTTGCTACCAGTTTATATGGTATCTCTGTAGTATCCATCACAGTAAAAGCAGATGCATCTCCACCAATACCACGAGATACATCAACCGTCACAATATAATTATGCTCTTCTTTAACATCTTCATATACTGCAAGACCTCTATTCTGTCTTAATGGATCTTCATATGGCATGACCCTTAACTTACTTGCTGATATTAAAGTATCAACAGATCCTAAGAATTCACATTCAAACTCAACTTTAAACTGTGCCTCTGATGTGTTAGCAATGGTTTGTTCTTTCCATGCATCATCTCTACCAGGAACTTGAGACCAATGTACATCAGTAGTTACATATTCATTCTTCTTTAACTCAGCATCATGCCAGAGTTTATAGAACATGTTCATACCGTGAGGTGTAGATATGATAATAACTTTAGTTTTCTTACCAGAAGATACAGTAGGATAGACAGAACTAAAGAACTGTTCAGCAATATGATTCGGAACGAAAGCGAACTCGTCCAAAAATATGATATTAAACGACATACCCCTAACAGCAGATGCAGAAGTAGAAGCAGCCAAGATTTTACTTCCATTCTCCAGTTCCAAAGATCCTTTGTTCCATCCGAGGATTCCTTGTTGGAGCCATTTAGGGAGGTTTTCATAACTTAATTGCAATCTTTGTAACATCTCTCTTGCAGTAGCAGCCTTGTTAGCAAGAATTGCTACGTTCACATTAGCATTGAATAAAACATACCAAAGCAAATAAGAGGTAACAATAGTAGACTTACCAGACTGCCGTGGTAGTTTTGCTATGTTAAATCTATAGTCATGAAATTTTTCAACCATCTTCTCTTGAAAGTCATACATTCTAAATGGTATGACACCTTCATCAAGAGATACAATTCTTACATACTTCTGTATGAAGTATACAGGATCCTCAGCGCACTTTAAAAACTCAGCAACTTGCTTCTTAGTGAAGTTCTGAGCAACGTTTGCCTTTTTAAGATTAGGATTACCTAAGTATACTTCTTGTGCTGCACTCATGACTTAGTTTCTTCTATTGCTTCTTTAATTACAGTCTTTAATTGTCTTAATTTCTTTTTACCAAGACCTGCTCTTGTATCTATCTTAACCTTTAACCAATATACAAAGGCAAGTACCAGTATAAATTGAATACCTTCACCCCATGATAGGTTCCATGCTTCATTAAGATCTAATGATGCAGCAGCAAATGTGTTTAATAAATTCATTTTTCAGCAGCGTATAATGCAAATGTAGAAGTAGTTATAACAGTCATCATGTTAGCAATGTGTTGCTTCACATCAGAGTCACATACCTTACCAGGCATAAAGCAACCAAATATAGTTGCTCCTACTATTCCTAACTGGAATAAGATCACAATCCTTATGAGATCTATAACCCTATCTTTACTATCCCTCATTCAATGTTCCAAAAGATCTACGAATCTCTCGTAGATCCTCAAAATTTTTCTGCTTAGTTCCACCATCGTATGCCCAAGCATACCCTTCGGTGATCATCTGTTCATTTAATGAAATATCAGCATCGCCAATGTAGAGCCAACCAAGAAGCCTACCATACTTCCCAACGCCACCCTTAAGTTCAGTTCTAATAAGGAGTTCTTCATCACCCTTGATCGTTTCTGTAAGTTTTTCCTTCATCCAGTTCGTAGCGTCTATCCCAAGGGCTTTCTCCTCCAAGTCCCTTGTCCTCTTCTCTGGAGTGTCCACACCCGCAATTCTTACCCGTTCTTTCTTGTATAAATCGAATCCAAGATCTATGGTGACATCTATCGTGTCTCCGTCCAGTACCTTGTTTATCTTCGTCACTCGGAAGTTGTAACAACTCTTCCGACTCGGTGGTGTCATCGCTCCCATCTAGTTCGTACTCCGTAAGTGATCTATTTATAGATTCTTCAATGGGAGTACGATTCTGCTCCGATTCGTGATCTCTTATCCTCTGAATCATTTCCCCCGAGCTCGGAAATGCTTGCACTGGTGTGCTCATCAATAGTAATGGGATTAGGATTCCAATCATCGTATTTGAATATCCAGTATATTGTAACACTAACCCCTACCAAAAGTAAAGCCAGCATAATATTTATTGACCAGACTACCTCAGACATATGCCTGTGCAGCAAGCCATGTTGATAGACCCAAAGAAGTTCCCATGATGGTGAGTCGGCTCATCCACCACATTATTTCGTGCTTATTCATATCATTGACCCTTGTGTACGTAACCAGTCTAATCCTGTTTCGTTAGTACACCTATCAATAAAATGAGGATGCTCCCGTAGAAACGGGACATCCTCTTTACTGTGTTGTATTGCTTCATACGAGTCTGTAGCGTACTCGCATATTTCTAAATGATGCTGTTCAGCATCATGATACCCTACGGTATAGTGTGCTAGGGGCATGATCTTTCAATCCCAGATACGTACTTATTTATTATAGCACGTAAGTATAATTAACTACTATTATCCTCTTTTGAACACAATTTATCGTAGTGGTCTGGGTGACTATATGGTTTCAACCCTTTCTCTTCTTCTTGCTTAGCCTGACGGTTTAAGAGCTGCCTATAACGATCCAGCTCTTCCCTGTACTTCTTTTCAGAATCAGTCATTTAATTGTACCAATAAGTGTTTACTTATAATGATACGCTGGTTTAGAAGTCTTCTTAGGTAATTTTCCTGACCTGATCTTTGTTCCAGAGGTTTCTCCGTCTCCCTCCTTGTGTTTTCCTGGTTTGGATTTACCTAAATTTACTGATTTGCCTGGTTTCTTGGATTGAGTGTCATGTAATCTTGCAGGTTTGTCCTTATCTTTGGTGATAACTGACTCCTGTCCATGTTTCCGTCCGAGTCGTCTCATAGTCTTACCAAACCTTCTCTTGCTCATTTTATCAGGTTTGCTTGTTTGGTAAGAAACTTCTCTTCCAGTTCCTTCTTTTCCATCATCAGATTTATATTTGTATTCACCTACACCTTTTTTGTATCCAATACCTTTCTTTTTTAAATCTTTTTCAAGTCCTTTACGTTTTCCTCGATTCGCTTTTTCATCACTACCACGATCTGCAGAGATATTACCAGTCACCTTAGTCTTAGACTTGGTGAGCATTCGGGTAGTAGGATTACCTTCTGCGAGTTTTATAAAGTCCTTATAATACATAACTTTTAGTTGTTCCTTTTGTGCTAACTTATTGGCAGTAGCATACATTACTTTCTTCGCATCATTTCCATATCGTGATTTGAAGTCTTTGGTACGACGTTTCATACCTTTGACTATCTTCTCTGCCTTTTGGTTAACCAGAGGCATGTTAGCCTCCTACCACTTGAACTTCCTCTACGATAACCGCACTTGTTGCAA